TGGTATAATTTTATAGAAACTGGATAAATTTTAAATGGCAGTAATACAAATAAGAACTCCAAATCAAGGCGTTGTTAAAGTAAGAATAGCTGGTGATACACCAACTCTTCAAGAAGAGGCTGCTATAAAAAATGAGTTTTTTTTACAAGAAAAAAAACAACCTGTTGTTAACAATACATTTGAAAATATATTAAAAGCTGCAGAAGAAAAAGGTAAAGATGAAAATTTTGATTATACAACTGGTGCAGATGGTGGATTGAGAGCAAAAATGTCTTTTGGAGAAACGCCAGGAGACAGAGAAGCAATTTTAGCTAAAGAAGTTGGAGAAACCGGGTACACAAAAGATAATCTTGGTAGACTTGCATTAACTCCTGAAGGTCAAAAATTAAGAGGAATGACCCCTTCAGAAAAAAATATTATAATAGAAGAAGAAGGTTTTTCTTTTAGAGACATAGCGGATTTTGCAGGGATAGCACCAGAAGCCATATTAGGTACGGCTGGTGCTATGATAGGTGGAACTTTAGGATCTATTATTCCAGTTGGAGGCACGATAGGTGGTGCTGCTCTTGGAGGTGGTGCTGGCTCTGCTTTAGGTCAAGGGATAGAAGAAATTTTTGAAAACATATTGGGGGTTCAAACTCAAACAAAAAAAGAAGTTCTTAAAGACGTAGCATTTGAAGGTGTACTTGGTTTTGGTGCAGGTCTAATAGGTGATTTAGTTTTTGCTGCAGGTAGAACTGGATATAGAGGTTTATCTTCTTTAAGAAAACCAACTCAAGAATTATCAGATGATGCTTTAATAAGAGCAGAGAGATTAGTTGCTGAAAATGCTTTGCCAAGTTTAGAAAGAATAGGTGCTCCACGATTAGCTGCTTATAGTCAAAAATTTGGAGAAAACATAACTAGAGATGAAACTAGAGTTATGGCAAACATAGATTTTGCTTTAAAGAAAAAACAAGAATATTTGGATATGTGGGGTCAAAGTATAGAAGAAACTGGGGAATTAGCTATTGACGTTGGTAAGAAAAAATTTGCTGATTTAACAGATGTTGCCAGATCAGCACAACAAGCCACTCTTAAAGCTATTGATGATAGTGTTGAAATACTAGAAAAAAGTTTAAAAAGAGGCACAGATTTAAATGATGTTACTTTAACAAAAATTATAGAGTCTTTTGCTAATTTCAATCAAACTTCAAAAGCTAATTTTAAAAGTATTGATGCTGCTTTATCTCAAATGGGTGAAATAACTATGAAAGTTGGTGATGATTTTATTACCAAACCAGCAGGTAATGCAAACATATTAAGTTTAAGAAATATCAGATCAGCAATAGATGATCTTACTGACAACGCTACCATTGGAGAATCATTAAAACAAACAACTCGTCAATATATGAGACAATTACAAAGATTGGAAAGAACTCAAAATGGTGCAGCTTCTTTTTCTCAATTATCAAGAATTAGAAAATCAATAAATGATACTTTGTTTGATCCTACAGAAGCATTGGGTCCAGTAAGCACAAAAGAACTTATGAAATTAAGAAATGCAGTAGATGATACGCTTTCTAAATCAAAAATTGAAGATTTTATATTAACTGAAAATCTTTCAAAGCAACAAATAGCTCAACTTAAAAAAGTAGCAAAAATAAGAAGTGAAGCTGTTTCTCATTATAAAGAAGGTATGGATAAATTTGATATTCTTAGAGGTCATGGTATTGTAAAAGACATAAGAACAACCATGAGGCAAGGAGGTAAATTTGATGTAGATAAATTTTATCATCAAATAATAGACGTAGAATCACCTCAAAGATTAAAAGATGTTTTAGGTTTATTTTCCAGAGAAGAAGCTGAACAGTTAAGAAGTCAATTATCAAGAAGATATTTAGATGATGCTTTAGAAAAAGCAAAAAGAACTATTGACGATCCAAATAAATTTAATGGAGAAAGATTTTATCAAGAATTACTTGCTTTAAAAACTACAGGAAAAGTTTTATTTGGTGGCAATTATGATGAAATAATGAAATTAGGTAAAGGTTTAGCTCAAGGTGGTGTCAAAAGTGTAGATAACGAAGTTTTAGAAAGAACTATAGGAGCAGGATTGTCTGAAGAAAGTTTGTACGTTCAATCTTTAAAAAGATTAAATGATGCCAATATAGATTTAAATGAAGCAACTAGCGTAACACTTTTAAAAAATATAAGAGAGGGAAAAATTGAAGCAGAGCAAGTTGTTGATGCTCTAGCAAGACCTGGTGCAACACTAAGAGAAATAAGAGCAGTAAAAGAGTTTTATAAAGACACTGATGTTTTTGAAAAAATACAAGGTTCTGTTGTTCAAAGAATTTTAGGAGATGTTGATCCTAATATATTTCAAAGTCAAGCGGCAGCAGATCGTCTTAAAAATGTTTTAAATAATTTTGACAAAAAAGGTACTTTAGAAGAGTTAGTAGGAAAACAACAAGCCGATGCAATGAAACAATTTGCAGATGATTTATCTTTTTTAGGAGATGTTGGTAAAGAGGGTTCAGTTGCAGCCGCTAAATATACTGCTAATCCGATTAAAAATATGGGTGAATTAGCTAGAAATAAAATAATGACTTATTTATTTAGCAATAAACAAATATTACAAAAATATATAAATGCTAGAAAAAAAGTTTCTAGCACACAAGGAATTGCACAAGTTGTATCTGAAACTATGAATGAAGCAGGTTTAGAATTAACAACAAGTAACAATCTTTTAAGACAAGGATTAGTTCAAGGTATGAGAGGTTTATCTCAAGCTAGACGACAAACAATACCTCGTGCAATAATCGAGGGTGTAAGTATGCAGAATAAGGTAAACCCTAATCAATCAAGAAAAACACCTATGGAACTTCCTACTTTGCCTACTGCTAATAATCGTGATTTATTTAATATATCTTTTACTGAACAAACACCTGCAAAAACTACTTTAAGCCCTATTGAAATGGTAAGACAAAACGCATTTAAAAAAATGAATTTACGAGATAGAGCCGCAAAAGATCCATATTTGGCAGCTTCTCTCTTAGGTGGTTTGGGTAGTGCTGGATTGTTAAAAAATTAAACTTCTATAATAGAAGCTATCCCGGCTTTATCTTCTTTTCCGTATTTATCTTCAAACGCTTCATCAATTAATTTAGAAGCTTGTTGACCAACTGAACGTCTTTCATCTTCTGAAAGTTTTTTTAACTTGTCATAACTTTCAATTCTCATTCCTACACTTTTATACTTGCTAATATCTGGCATTTTGTTATTCTTCTTCCCACAAATGATACGTTCACTACCATACAATCCCAAATATACCAAGTCAAGAAGCAAATTTGGTGCAAAAAAAACTGTTGTTGACGGCATTAAATTTGACTCCAAATGGGAGTCAGAACGGTATGGTCAATTAAAGGCTATGGAACGTGGAGGTATTGTTACTGATTTAGAATTGCAAGTTAAATATGACATTGTTATCAATGACATAAAAATCTGTAGATATATAGCAGATTTTGTTTACAAAGAAGAATCACCCAGTGGCGAAATAAAAGAAATCGTAGAAGATGCCAAAGGATTTGAAACGCCAGAATTTAAGTTAAAAAAGAAACTTATGAAGGCCGTTCACAACATAGATATATATCTCTCCAAAAAAAAATAACATTTAATACTTGACTTATATGTAATGAGTGCATAAATTGTTTAGTGCAACTAGAATTAATTTATGGAGTATATTATGCTTAAAGCAAATAATTTATTCTCTCAAAGAGAGGACATTAAAGCTCGTATTGACGCTGAAAAGAAGAAATTGAGCGAAGTTGATAATCAAATTAAGGATTTGTATCTACCTGTTGGTAAAGATCAGTTAGGTGCTGAAGATAAAGACTTTGGTACTACGACTGTAAACTTACCAGAGGGTAAAGCTAAAGTTACAATCGCTAAGAAAGTAGATTGGGATCAGAAAAAACTTATTGAACTTGGAAACAAGATTGATCCTGAATTAGCAAATACATTTATTAAATATTCTGTAAAGATTGACGAGAATATGTTCAAGACTATGGCTCCGAATTGGAAAGAATATTTTTCAGAAGCTCGTACTGTAAAAGAAGGTACGATAACTATTAACTCTGTAGAGGAGAACTAATATGGGATTGAAGATTATCTCAGCAGAAGAAAGAATGAACGAAAAGCGAGGTCACAAACTCGTTATCGTTGGACAGAGTGGGGTGGGTAAAACCACCCTTGCTCGTACCCTTGACTCTGATACCACATTATTTATGGATTTAGAGGCTGGGGATGCAGCTATTGAAGGATGGCCTATAGATGTCATCAGACCGCAGACATGGACAGAGTGCCGTGATTTTGCAACATATCTAGGTGGGGCGAACCCATCATTGTCAGACGATCAACCATATAGCCAAGCACATTATGATTACGTTGTGCAAACGTATGGTGATCCAACTGAAATTCTTAAAAAATATGATACGTTGTTTATTGACAGTATTACAGTCGCAGGTCGGTTGTGCTTTCAGTTCTGTCAAATGCAACCAGAAAACAAATCTGACAGAACAGGTAAGTTAGACACTCGTGCTGCTTATGGTCATCATGGTCGTGAGATGATGGCTTGGTTGACACACTTACAACACATTCGAGAAAAGAATGTAATCTTTGTCGGCATCCTTGATGAAAGGGTGGACGACTACAATCGCAAAATTTACGAACTGCAAATCGAAGGATCGAAAACAGGTCGTGAACTGCCTGGCATTGTTGATGAAGTTATCACAATGGCAATTATGACAGGAGATGAAACTGTAGGACCATACAGAGCATTTGTTTGTCAAACACTAAATGAGTGGGGTTATCCTGCAAAGGACAGGTCTGGTAGACTTGATATTGTAGAGGAACCACATCTCGGTAAACTGTTAACGAAGATGAGTGGTGGTATTCCACAATCGGAAAGACCTCTTGATTTCGTTGACCCTAAATCTCAACAAGCGAAAGAAGGAGTTTCTAATGACGCTTAATTTGAATGAATTTGAGGCCAGTTCTGGTTCTACTAATGACTTTAGCTTAATTCCTGCGGGAACTGTGGCTAGGGCAATTATAACCATTAAACCCGGTATGTATGTTATGGAAATGTTTGGCAAATCACAATCATTTCATTATTCAGCATCTACTAAGGCTAAGTGGGTTGAATTAGAATTTACCATTGTTGGTGGTAAGTTCGATAAACGAAAAGTATGGGATCGTTTATTCGTTGATGGTGACAAAGTTAATCCCAACACAAATAAGCCTGTAGCATACGAAATCGGTATGAGCACATTGAGAGCTATTATTGATAGTATTCATGGGCTTGATCCATCAGATCAAACTGAAAATGCTCAAGGGTTAAGAAGCCTGAATGGTATTGAAGACATTAATGGTAAAGAGTTCTGCATGAAAATTGGTATCAAGAAAGGTACGAATGGTTATGAGGATTCTAATAAATTAATGACAGCTTTAACACCAAAAGATGCCGATTACATAGGGAATAGCGTTGGAGGTTCTACTACACCTTCTGCAAATCCATCCCCTATTAGTCAGGGTGGTGGACAAGCTCCTCAAGGGAATGTACCATCATGGGCAAAGTAATAGCAACGGCAAGTCTCCATAGACTCTAGTTGCATACCACTACAGGGGGGAGTGGGCCGTTGAACCCCCCACCATAAATACAAGAGGTTATTATGATTTTAAGACCCTACCAAGAGGTCGCAATCAATTCAGCGAGTAAAGCATTAGACAAACATTCTAATACGATTGTTGTCGCTCCAACTGGAGCTGGAAAAACAATCATGTTGTCTGCATTGATTGGAGAAAGATACAAGAAAAATAAAAATGTGTTGGTGTTGCAACATAGAGATGAACTTGTTTCTCAAAACAGTATAAAGTTTAACAACGTAAATCCATCTATATCTACTTCTGTAGTAGATGGAACAACAAAAGATTTTACAGGTAATGTGGTGTTCAGTATGGTTCAGACATTATCCAGAGATAATAATTTAAATAAGATGAAGCCTTTTGATATGCTTGTCATTGATGAGAGCCATCATTCTGCTGCTCGTACTTATAAGAAAGTTATTAATAAAGTTAGAAAAGACAACGAAAAAGCAGAAATTGTTGGCTTCACGGCTACTCCTAATCGTGGTGATGGTAAAGGTTTAAGAGATGTATTTGATAATTGTTGTCACCAAATTGAGGTAGCTACACTTATTCGTGAGGGATTTCTTGTGCCACCAAAAACATTTGTAATTGATGTAGGTGTTCAAGATGAACTAAGTCATGTTCGTAAGACTGCTGATGACTTTGATATGGGTCAGGTGGAAGCAATTATGAACAAGACAGTTATTAACCAGAGAGTTGTAGATGAATGGAAAGAAAAAGCTTCAGACAGAAAAACAGTTGTGTTTTGTTCTACCATTGCACACGCTGAAGATGTACACAAAGCTTTTGTTGATGAGGGTATTCTTGCAGAAATGGTTACAGGAGATACTCCCAGAGAAGAAAGAAGGCAAATACTCGAAGATTTAGAGCATGGAGATGTACAAGTCGTTATAAACGTAGCAGTGCTTACCGAAGGATTTGATGCCCCTCCAGTGTCTTGTATCGTTCTTATGAGGCCATGTTCATATAAATCAACAATGGTACAGATGATTGGTAGAGGTTTACGAACAATAGACCCAGAGTTATACCCAGGTATTGTGAAGAAAGATTGTGTCGTTCTTGACTTTGGTTACAGTTTACTCACGCATGGTTCTATTGACGAATCAGTTGATTTAGATGGCAAGGATAAAGAGACAGGGGGCGAGGCTCCTACAAAGGTATGTCCAGAGTGCGACTCAACTGTGCCAATGAATGTAAAAGAGTGCCCTGTTTGTGGTCATGTTTTTGAAAATAATAAAGGTGAAAACGCTGAAATGTCACGATTTGTGATGACAGAAATTGATGTATTCGACAGTTCTCCTTTTCGTTGGATAGATATGATGGGCAATGGAAAGATGCTCATGGCTTCTGGTTTTAACGGTTTTGGTCTTATTGCTACAGTTGGCGACAATTCTATTGCTATGGTTAAAAAGAAGAATGGTAAACCAAAAACAGTTGCTATCGGTACGAAAGTACAAGCTATTGCATCTGCGGATGATTTCTTGAGACATATTGAAACTTCAAATGGAGCAAATAAGAGTAAGCGTTGGTTAAATGAATTAGTATCAGATAAGCAAAGAGATCATTTAGCTAGGCATGGGGTTAAAATAAATCAATTTGATTTCTCTTGGGATAAATATAAAGCTGCTTGTTGGTTAAATTACTATTGGAATAATCAGGCTATTGATAATATTGTTGTAACAAATGGATATGACAATGCAGCGTAATGAAGTTTTGAAAAAAGCAAAGAGCAAGATAAATGGTGATCGTCATAAGGATTATGGTGAAGCCTATGAGAACCATCAGAACATAGCGAGGTTATGGTCTGTTATATTGCAAAAAGAAATAACGGCAGATCAAGTATATCAGTGTATGATAGCAGTTAAATTAGGCCGTCTTATCCACAGTCCTAACCATGAGGATAGTGCTATAGATATATGTGGATACGGTGCTCTTTTGGGAGAATCAGATGGAAAGAGTTGAGATACATATTGATATGCGTATGTTACCAGGAAATACAGATGAAGAGATATATGATATCAGTATTAAAGCGATAACAAGAATAAATAATGTAGATGTTCAAGCTGAATTAAGAGAAGCAGTATATTCTATTATTGAAAAAGAAGAAGATGAACATGATTGCCGTTTTTTGTTTGGTGAAGTTCGTATTCATCATAAAGACCAGAAAAAAGTGTATGCGATAGGTAATTCGGAATTTATGACGCACTATCAACAAGAAGGTTTTGGGGAGACATACCATTGAAATTAAGTGAACCACATTCAAATCCTGATGTAAGAATTATTAGTCTTGGAGCAGGGGTACAATCTACTGTTATGGCTCTCATGGCTGCTAAAGGTGAATTAACACCTATGCCAGATTGTGCTGTATTTTCAGACACTATGTATGAACCAGAGGGTGTTTATGAACATTTAGATTGGTTAGAAAAACAATTACCTTTTCCTGTTTATAGAGTTACTGGAGGTAATATAAAAGAAGATTGTTTGAATGGCGTTACGCCTAGAATGAGTGAAAATAATTCTAAAATGTATTCATCCGTTCCTTTTTTTACTGATAAAGGTATGGGAAGAAGACAATGTACTTATGATTATAAAATTTTACCTATACATAGAAAAACCAGAGAATTGCTCGGCTTAAAGCCAAAAGAAAAATCAAAAAACCAAATATCTGAAACGTGGATAGGTATTAGTTGGGATGAGATGCAAAGAATGAAAGAGAGTAGAGAGAGAATAACTTATAATAGGTTTCCCTTAATAGAAAAGCGGATGCGTAGACATAATTGTATAGAATGGTTCTCTGTGCATTATCCGGGTAGGGTGTTAGCCAAATCTGCTTGTATTATGTGTCCTTTTCACAATGATGAATTGTGGAGAGATATGAAAATTAACGATCCTAAATCATTTAAAGATGCAGTTAGTTTTGATAAAAAAATAAGAAATAAAGGGAGAAATGATGTGAAACAATATGTACACAGATCATGTTTACCGTTAGATGAAGTTGATTTTAATAACTCTGAAGATAATGGACAGTTATCTTTTCTTGGAGAATGTGACGGAATGTGTGGAGTATGACATTTAATCCAAAAATAGACAGCGGAGTTATAGAACCTATACCTGCATTTGCGAACTTTTGTAAAAATGTAGGTTGGGATACGAAGTTATCAGAATTAACTGAAGAACAAATGAGAGCATTAATATTTATCGTACAGGAGTCGAGGAACATAACATATGGTCACAAAGACATTGAAAAGCTTGAACTTGAACACGTTAAGTGGTCAGGAGGTCACTGGCCTCCGTCAAGAGGTATTCCGTTCTGATATTGTAGAACAGTTTCACGAAGCTATTGATACCGCTATTGTTGAAAACAATAAGAAAAAGCCAACAAGGAAATACATTGGGGGTTCTTCTTTAGGTGATGATTGTATTCGGAAAATACAATACCGTTTCATGGGTGTGGAACCAGACAAGGAAAAAGAATTTAATGCTAAGACGTTAAGAATATTTGAGTTTGGTCATAATATAGAAGATCAAGCTGCAGGATGGATAAAGTCAGCAGGGTTCGACTTACGCACAGAGGACAAGAAAGGCGAACAATTTGGTTTTAAAATAGCAGATGGACAGATAAGAGGTCATATTGATGGTGTTCTGTGTGGAGGTCCTATAAAGATACCATATCCTATGCTTTGGGAGTGTAAGTCAGCTAATGACAGGAAGTTTAAGGAATTTGTTCGGGTTGGCGTAGCTCAAGCTAATAAAGTTTATGCAGCACAAATCGCAGTGTACCAAGCATATATGGATTTAACAGAAAACCCGGCATTGTTTACTGTCGTGAATAAGAATACGAGTGAAATACACTTTGAACTCGTGCCATTTGATAAAGCTCTGGCTCAGAAAATAAGTGATCGGGGTGTTCAAATCTTGACAGCAACTAAATCTTCTGAAATTCTACCTAGAATTTCGCACACTAGGGAGTATCATTTGTGTAAATGGTGTGAATTTCAAAACACCTGTTGGGAATAAAAAAAAAGGAGGAGAGGGGAAAATCTCCTCCTAAAGTATTGAGATTACTATAAGGAGAATATAATGCGTGTTTTAAGTTTTGACAATACTAAATCTAGTATGTCAGCTATAGATTTGGTCGAAGAAATAAGTAAAAAAGTACCAGCATCTGTACAAATCGAGATATTAAAAGAAACATACCCACATGGGGAGGTTCGAGGAAATCAGTTTGTAATTGGATCTTTGGCAGGGGAAGCTGGCAAATCATTAAAGATTGATATGACCCCTGGCCCTTATTTTCTTAAAGGAACGGACTTTAATGGTGGTGAAGGAGTCGGAGGTATTGTTAAGATTATGATGGAAGGAAGAAACATGAAACTTCCTGAAATTAAGGAATACTTTTCAGATTACCTAGATGGAAGTCGAAGAAATGTTCGGAATATAGAGCGTGATTACCCGGCAACGAATCCATTTAAAAACGAATCAACTAGAAAAAAATACGATATAAATACGCCCCATGACGGTGAACATCACTATTTATCAGTAGATGGTGAAGTGTTGGCGACAGTTCGTAGGTACAACATTCGTGATGATTTCGGTAATGTTGAGGTTGATGCGAGTGGCAAGCCCAAGAAAGAGTTCAGGCAATTTACAGCAAATAATCCGTATCCAAAGATGCCTGATGTACGCCCTCTTTATAATATCCCGAACATATCTTCATCTGACAGAGTTATATGGGTCGAGGGTGAAAAGTGTGCAGACGCTCTAAATTCTCTTGGATTTACGGCAACTTGTCATATGGGTGGTGCAGGTATGTTATCCAAGAACTCGGCTCCTAGCTATGATTTTTCGCCTCTAAACGGCAAAGAAGTTATATTGTGGCCTGATAATGACAAGGCAGGTAAGAAGGTTGCTGACTTGATACAACACTTGGCACTACAAGCAGGGGCTAAGTCGGTTACTATGTTAACGCCACCACCAGGTAAGCCTGAAAGGTGGGATGCTTCAGATGCGGTTGCAGAGGGATTTAATGTTAGCAGTTTCTTGAATGATGCTCGGCAGAAGGTTCAAAAGTCGGTCAATTTACTTGATGAAAGTCTATCTATCCGTAGGTTCGTGGACAAAGCACCAGAGCAGAAGTTCGTGGTTAATAATGTTATGCCTTTGGGTGTTCCCGCACTTTTCGCTGCGGCAGGTGATTCTGGTAAAGGTATGATGACTATGGATTTAGCTATGAAAATAGCATCTGGTAAGCCAATGCAGAGTGCTTTCGGTGGTGAAATAGCATCTTTCGGTAATACAGTTGTGTTTACGGCTGAAGATGACGAAGCAGAGGTACATAGAAGAATACAAAGGCTTGATCCTGATAACGAAAGATTTGAATACGAGCATGATATGAAAATTATACCATTGCCCAACTATGGTGGTGTGTTCCCAATTATGCAAGTTGGTTCGGATAAGAGTTATTATAGTGGAGAAGAGTTTGAAAAATATTACGATCAGTTGTTGCAGATTAAAGATTTAAAACTGATTGTGTTTGATCCGTTAGCGTCTTTTGTCCATGCTGATGTAAATGCTGACCCGGCAGCGGGTGCAGCTCTCATGGGTTTAACTGCTAAAATGGCTACAGAAACAGGGGCTACAGTCTTGTTATGTCACCATATGGCTAAAATTAAAGACAATGACCCACCTAGCACACCTGAAGAAGCTAGAAATCTTATTCGGGGTACATCTGCATTGGTTGATGGTGTTCGGTTTGCGTATGCAGTTTGGAATGTAAGACACTCTGAAGGTGAGAAAAGGTCTGATAAAATAGGTGTAGAATACAAAAGAAATATGTTTTTTGATGGAGCCGTTGTGAAATCAAATGGCCCTGCAGC